TCATTCTTACAGCCAGTTCCACTAGGAGGTAGAAAATGGCGCGTACTGCTGAACAGATAAACGCCGACGTGAATCTCCTGGCACGAAAGATCATGTTCCGCCGTCCTGATATCGAGAAACACGTTGGATATTACAAGGGGCGCAGGGGAAAGCTGAATTTCGCTTCGGAAGAGTTCAAGATGTACATGAAGGAACGGTTCGCTGATTTCAGTGACAACTGGTGTGCACCGGTCGCTCAAGCTCCTGTGGAACGTATCCATTTCCAAGGGTTCAAGAGCTTGGATGGGTTGGAAGTCCCAAGTACTGTACAGCGCAGATGGGCCGATAATGATGCCGATCGCGGGCTGTCCGAAGCGGCGTTGATGATGACCATAGCTCGAAGATCCTATGGTCTGGTGACTGAAAAACCGAACGGCAAGGCTCGTATCAGTTTCGAGCACCCTGACTCGGCAGCGGTGCTGTATGACGCGAGGACAGGCCAGGTGCGTGCTGGGCTGGTCATGGTTCAGGATGATGCGGAGGAGTACGGGACGCTAATGTATCCCGATGCGATTTTCCAGGTACGGCGGAAGCGGTCAGCTTTTGTGGATGATGCCAACCGTCAGCCTCCTTCCACTGATGGTTGGCGGTTCGTCCCTGAATCCTTTATGCCGAATCCTCTTGGTGCCGTTCCGTTGGTGGAGTTCCGGAACCAAAGTTTGCTGGATATGAATCCACAGTCCGATATCGAGCCTGTGGAATCGATGCAGGATGCGGTGAATGTTGTCTGGTCGTATCTGTTGAATGCGTTGGACTACGCCTCCATGCCTGCCCGCGTCATCATGGGTGGCGAGCCGTTGGAAGAGCCTGTGCTCGACAACGAAGGGAAGGTTGTCGGAGCGAGACCAGCGGAACTCGACAAGACGGTTACCGACCGTATCACACAGCTGACAGGCGACTCGAAGATCGGAGAATGGACCAGCTCCAACCTGGAAGCTTTCAATCCCGTGATAGAGAAAGCCGTGGAGCATATCGCCGCTGAAACTCGCACGCCGGGGCATTATCTGCTGACGAATGCCGAGGTTCCGGCAACGGGATACGAGGTCGCTGAGGCGGGTCTAGTCTCAAAGACGGTTGATCGCATTCGGTATCTGCGTTCGGGGATTCGGGAGCTGTCTCGCTTGGCTGCCCTCACCGAAGGAGATGAGCAAGCGGCGAAGGCTGTGGCCAATGCGGAGGTGGTGTTTGCGAGCCCGCAATACCGTTCCCAAGCGGTCATGACGCAGGGGATGCTACAGATGCGGCAGGCGGGCTTCCCCCTCGAATTTCTTTTGGAATGGTTCGGCTTAGCTCCTGACGAGGTGAGCCGCGTCATGGATATGAAACGTCAGGAGGACGCCGATCCGGAACTGGCGGCCATCGCGAAGTCGATTGGGGTTTCTCATGGACACGACGACTCTGGAACACAGCAGTCGGAGCCTGGCGGCACAGGAGACACTGGCGCTCAGGCTGGCGAAAAGAACGTGGCGGCGAATCAACCCGGATAGCATTCTGTCATCATGGGAAGCTGCTGTGCCATCGATGCTTCGCGTGTATGCGGCTTTGCAGACGAAAGCGGCGGAGACCGCGTTGGATGCGCAATCGGGCATGCTGGCTGATGCCGGGGATTATGTTCCTCCCCAGGTGATGGTCGACCCGAGAGCATTCGGATCCGGATACGCTGCGAGTGGCGGTTCTCTCTACGATTATTTCAGTGGTCCCGTCTACGATTCGCTGACCCTCATCAAACAGGGTCTGAGCGTTGATGAGGCGTTGAATCGTGCTGGCAGGGCATACTGGTCGCTTGCGTCGCTTGGCATAGCCGACACGGCCCGTCAGGCTGCAGGCGCGGACACTGCCACGCGCAGGGGTGTCGGATATATCCGTGTGGTGTCACCTGGAGCTTGCTCGCGTTGCATGATACTGGCCGGGAAGTTCTACAGATGGAACGAAGGGTTCCTGCGTCACCCCCACTGCTATTGCAGGCATGTGCCATCAACGCAGAGCCTGGCTGTCGATATGGTCACCGACCCCATGGAGGCGTTCAATGACCTGAGTGAAGCCGAGCAGGACCGGCGATTCGGGAAGGAATCCGCACGGGCGATACGGGATGGCGCGGATATCAGTCAGGTCGTGAACGCGCGTTCCGGAGTGGCGGCCATCGGTTCCCCGGCCAGAAGGGGCAGATCAGTGGGCTCGTACACGACTAGCGGCACTGCCAACCGGCGCGGGCTTAACAAGAGCTTCTATAACCAGATAGGTGGGAGTGGGCCGAGGCTCACGCCGGAAGGTATTTACAGTCAGGCGAAGAGCCGGGACGAGGCAATAGCGCTGCTGCGCTCCAATGGTTACATCATCACGACAGACGACCGGATGGATATCCTTTCCCGTCTCAACCCGGATTATCAAGCTGTTGGCGGTGCGATGGGACGCGGCGGGCGCAGCAGGGGCGCAACCTCCGCGTACCAGCAGGCCGTCAGATCAGGCGTGCGACAGCCATTCGACGTGGCGACCATGACCGCGGCGGAACGCAGACTCCTAGACGCGAGACTTCGATACAACCACGCGCTCAGCGGCACGGACATGAAGGAAATGGCGGCGGCGGAACGCAACTACAGACGTTGGTTGTCATCCAACGGAGAGATTTACACCCATTAACGACAAGCGAAAGGCCAAGTCATGGCAGAAGAAACCACAACTGATACAGCGTCGGGCAACGAACAGGAGCAAGTGACTGCGACCACTACAGACAACGATGCCACTCACGTCGATGAAGTTGATTGGAAATCAAAGTTCGAATCCGCACGGAAAGTCAACCGTGACTTGGAAGCCAAGAACAAGGGGCTTTACGCGTTCAAAGACAAGACCTCGCAGCTGGAAGCTGAACTCGCGAAATTCAAAGGCACCGAGCAGGAATACCAGGAGTCCAAGAAAGCCCAGGCCCTTAAGGACTCGTTGCTGCAGCAGGCGAACGAGCGCATCCTCAAAGCCGAGGTGCGCGCCTCCGCCGCAGGGAAACTCTCGGACCCGTCCGATGCCCTGCGATTCATCGACTTGTCCAAATTCTCCGTCTCAGAAGAAGGGGAAGTGGACGCGGACGCGATCAGCTCAGCCATCAGCGAGCTCATCGCATCCAAACCGTACCTCGGAGCGCAAGGCTCCACTGGCAACGGAGTAGGCATCACACCACCGAGCGGAAGGCGCGACGGTGACAGGCCAGTGCAATTAACACGAGCGGATCTCAAAGGCATGAGTCCGGCTGAGATCGTCAAAGCGCAAGCCGATGGTCGGCTCGCTGATTTGCTCAAATCCAACTAGCCGTTAAGGAGAACACATGGCTATCACTAATTTCATTCCCGAGATCTGGAGCGCGAACTTGCTCCAGCCGCTGCAGAAGGCCGAGGTGTTCGGCAGCGTCGTCAACCGAGACTACGAGGGCGATATCAGCAATGTCGGCGACACGGTGCATATCACCACACTCGCCAACGTCACCGTGGGCGACTACACCCCACATACCGACATCAGCATCGAAGCGCTGGATGACACCCAGCAGTCGCTGCTCATTGATCAATCGAAGTACTTCGGGTTCGAGGTCGATGACGTTGAGAAGCGACAGGCAGCCAACGATGTAATCGCTCCGGCAACAGCGAATGCGGCCTACCAGCTCGCTGACGTAGCCGACAAGTTCCTCTCATCGCTTATGGCGGCCGGTGCGGATGCAGGGAACAAACTCCCTGCCGTGACATCGGTAGATCCTGCGAAACTCTACGACACGATTGTCGACCTGGGAGTGAAGCTCGATGAAGCGAACGTGCCTTCCGAGGGGCGTTGGGTAGTGGTCAATCCCGCGCAATATGGCCTCCTGTTGAAGGACACACGTTTCATCAACGCTTCGGACGCTGCACACGGCACCCTGCTCAATGGCATCGTGGGTGAAGCCGCAGGATTCTCTGTCCGCAAGTCGAACAACATTCCCACCGCGGAGGCTGTAGCGACCATCATCGCAGGATCGACCATCGCCGCGACGTTCGCCGAACAGATCACATCCGTGGAAGCCACCCGCAAGGAAAAGGGCTTCGCCGATATCGTCAAAGGACTGCACCTCTACGGTGCGAAGGTCGTTCGCCCCAAGGCGCTGGCAACCGTGGATTACAGCATCACCGCCTGACGCTAGCAGGGAGGTCTCCACATGGCAGACATGACGCCACTGGCGACAATGAACGACCTCGATTACTACCACGTCGGTTACACGGGACAGGAAAAGCTGGCTGAGAAACTGCTGCAATCCGTGTCCGCGTCCATACGTTCCGCTGCAGGACAACCGATCAGCAGCGGAACGTACACGGTGACGATACCCTCCGAAGCGTCGAGGAAACTCGACCTGCCTACACGCCCTGTGACCGGCGTCTCATCGGTCACATTGGACGGTGAGGATATTGAGGATTGGACGCTGCTGGGCAATGCCCTGTACCGAGAGGGTATGTGGCATATGCCCGGCCAGGTGCCCGTACCTGTCACCGTGACATTTACTGCTGGATATAATCCCGTACCCGAGGACATAGTGCGACTCGTGTGCTCGTTTGTCTCCGCTGGTCTCGTGCAAGACGAAGCTGGCGGGCCAGGCGCTCACCGAGATATGGCTTACGAACGGATTGACGACGGGCAGGTGGGTTACCGACAGGGCACTGATGAGGTCGTGGACGCCACGGAATTACCCAAGTCGACCAGAGACATGCTCAGGGCAAGGTTTGGTTCGCCGGGCATCAGTATCGGGGTGTTCAGATGAGGTTCAGTAGAGGATTCATCGAAAGGATGCGACGATCTGCCGAAGGCCAGATGACCGACCGGTTCACTATCAAACGGTATACGGGGGAAAACATAACCGATCCGGATACCTTCGTCGATGTCCCCGAAGTGCTTCCCGTCGCAGAGACCATTGGCAAGGTGCAGACCTCCGGTGGCA